TTCTAAGCTTCTGTTGCTTGTATATAGTAGCCTGTCGTTCCTTACGTATCTGACCTTCCATCTCTAGTAGTTCATCGTAAGCATGTGGTCCTTGTGTCATGTTTAGGTACATCTTGAGTTCATACCTTTGGTCTTCTAGTTTCTTCTTAGCAGCATAAGCTTGCAGAGCCATTGTTTCAATGCTACCTGCTCCAAACACCCTACCAAATATACTAGGGTTCTTAGCCTGTTTTTCGGCATTGTCTACATCACTAACTGCTCCCATCCATCTGCCAATGTCTCCTGACATCTGCTCTATGTCTCGCCCTACTGCAAATCCACTTTTGATAGCAGAAAATGCTTTACTTGCAACACCTACAGCTAGTGATATAGTTACTGGGTCCATTACTTTTTCCTTATTGGTTTACAGTATGCTGTAATCTGTAGATTAGCTCCTTCCTTCTGAGGTATTGAAGGTTGCTTGTTTAATCTTTCTGCAAAGTACAAGCACCTGTCTATGTCTTTAAAAGTTTGTGTTTGGTCTATTACTTTTAATCCCATCATAAACACAAGTACAAACTCAATCATTACCTTTTTCTGCTACATTTTCTTCGTGACATTCACAAGTACATTCATCACAATCACATTCATAGCACGTACACGTGTCACACTTTTTACCTGATAAATATTTTGGTACACTACTAGAAGGAAGTAAAGAATTTAATTTTTCAAACATTATGGCTTCCTTGCTTTACCATATCCTTTGACCTGCCTTGCAGAAGTTGAGTTACCTTTATATTTCTCAGTCTTTTCAGGTTTGTCATATAAACCTGCAATAAGACCTCCACCTAATTTTTTTGTAGTGGTTCTATATCCACTTTTGTTAGGACTGTTCTTATCTTTTTTGTATGATTTAAGAGGTTCTTCTACTGAACCATCAGGTTTAAATTTAAGCACTCCCTCTGGATACATATAGCTCATTATATCTCCAGTTCTCTTTCCTGTACCATATTTTTTTTCTGCAAGAGGAATACCTGCTGCAACTCGGCTAGCATTTATTCTTGCTTGTGATACATCCTTTGCACCTTTCTTTATAGATTTTATAGGATTTTTAATTAAATCCATTAAACTAATTTTCTTCTGATTTTTCAATTGATATGCGTTAGAAGCTTTATATTTAGCATTTTTATCTAATTGTTTTTGAGATATAGTCTTATCCTTAGTGCCTGACTTAAATGCCTTAAACTTTACACCCTTACCTGCACCCTTAGTATCTGCTTCTTTTCTTTTTAGTTTGTTACCTGTACCTATTATTCTTGCAGTTTTCTTAGGCATTGCTCTTTTCTTAGGAGTGCCAAACATATGTGCAAGAAAGTCTGATGCACTATCATAGCCAACGTCACCCTTCTTATCTATAAACCTACCTGTGTAGTCATTAGATTTAACTTTAGATGTATTTTTATTCTTACCATATGTTCCTGAAGTATCCCCTTCAGTATCCTCAGAAAAATTACCACCACTATTACCTTTATTATCTTTATTTATAACACTACTTTTACTTGTAGTTCCACTTGGTATAAGTGCTGCTGGAGCAGCGAGTAAACCAAATGCTATAGCATACCTTTTCCAATTATTTTTAAAATGCTTTTTTAGGTAAGCTAGTTTACCTGCTTTAGTTGTTACATTCTTAGGAATGTTTGGTTTAACTACATTTGTACCTTTGGTAGGAGTAGTAACTACATTTGTACCTTTTCGTTTAACTACATTTGTACCTTTGTTAGGAATAGTAACTAATTCAGTTGATTTTTTCTTTGTAGTATTTTTAGATATTTTATTTTTTTTATTATTTTTTAAAGTATCAAGTAATTTTTTATTATATTCTTTTCTACTAAATACTTTTTCTGCTTTATTAATTTTACTTTTTATTTTTCTTTTTTCTTTAGCTTTACTTGCCAGTTCCTTAACAGAAAGTTTTTTATTTTTAACTACCTTTGTAACTATTTTCTTTTTACCACCACCTGCAATATATTTTTTGTACATATCATCTATAGTTTTTTTAAGACCTTTGTTAACTACATTTGTACCTAAAGATAAAGTACCACTAATATAACCCATTACTTGCTCCCCTTTGTCATTGCTTTACCATAACCACGTATTGCTTTACCAATACCTCGTATTGTTTTTTTACCTGTTCCTTGTTTTAATGCTGCAGATGTCATTAATTCTAGCATTTCAATAGGCATATATACACTCATACCTGTATTAGCTGCTTTTAAAGCACCCTTACCTATTTTTTTTAATTTGCTACCTATAGTTTTCTTTCCTGTACCTGATTTGTATTTAACTATACCACCCTTCTTTCTAGGTATCACACCAAACTTTTCTTTTACATCTTTAGCTACAGGTTTATTATTATTTAGATTATCAAGCTTCATTCTTAAACTACCTATTAACTTAGGTTTAAGTTCTTTTTGCTTTTCAATTAGTTTGCTAACTCTATTCTTAATAGTACCATAGGCACTGCCCTTAGTAGCATTTTTAATTACAGCTCTACTTTTTAAATCATTTAGAGTTGCCTTTGCAGTATTAGACATAAGACTTTTTTCTGCACTATCTAAAGCTTTTCTATATTCTTTAATTTCAGATGCTCTATATTTAAATATTTCTGCAGTCTTTTTTGTCTTATCATAAACTACACCTTTTTCAACAAACTCTTCTTTTTTACTTATAGGTTTATTAGGAATACGACTTACTAAACTTTTATTAGGTCCTCCAAAGTCACCCTTATTAATTTTAAGAATTTGTTTTTTAATATTTCTTTCAGTTGTAAGTGTACCTTTTAATTTATCACCTATACTTAATGTTTTTCTTTTAGGAAACTTTGTAATTTCTTGTGATGCAGGAACTGCAATTTCAGTTGACTTACCTCTTACAACTGTTTTTTGAGCAGGTCCACTAATACCTTGTTCTTCAATTTCACGTGCAGTTGTTTTAGTTCCTCTTAAAACATTTTCTCTCATTTCTGCCATTATTTGTGAAGAAGTAAGTCTTGGTGGTATGTCTCCTCTTACTACATCTAGCTCATCTGTTTTATTCTTAAAAAAGTTTTTAGGAAGAACTTTTAACTGAGCCATTCTTCTCATTTTTCTTGCTTCTCTACTCATTTTCGGAAGAGAAGCTGCATCAGTTCTTTCTATAAAATTAGGATTCACATATCTATTAGTAATAGGACTTACTCTTCCTTCTTTTAATATTTGGGCAGGAGTTTTTCCTTTAGCTTTATTATTAAGAGACTGAACTCTATCACCTAATTTAACTGTTGCTCCTTTTTCTCCTGTGCCTTCAGTGTCTTTTCTTTTGCCTTTTATTTTCTTATCAGCATCAGATACTATAGATTTTCTTTGCATCTTTTCTTTAGGAGTAAGACCTGTTAGATTTTTTTTCTTTGCTCTTTTTTTACCTGTCTTAGGGTCAACATCTCTTATTACAGTATAAAAAGCTTTTTTAGCTTTATCTTCATGCCCTTTACCATCAGGAGACCTTTTTATAACATTACCAATGCTTATTCTTTTTTGACCTTTATCTCTAGCTTCTTTAAATTTTTTAGCATATACAGTTTTAAATTCAACACTACCTTCTTTAAGAGGTTTTTTAGGAGGAGTGACTGCTTTCTTTTCAGCTTTCTTTAAAGCCTTTATTCCTGCTTTTAGTAATTTTGATATTGCCATAGTATCCCCCTAGTAAAGTCTGTTAGGCATTGCAGGTCCTGACTTCATACCTACTTTACCACCACCAAAAAACTTTTTAGTTGTTCTTTCAAATAATTCAGGATAATTTGCTGAAGTCATTAACATACCAAATGTAGAATCTTTTTTTTCTGCATCTTTAATTTTTTTATTCATTACATTTTTTAAAGATTTAGGCACAGGCTTTTTTTTCTTTTTAGTTTTAGCGATGTCCATTCCACCACCACCAACTTTATCTTTTTTCTTGTTTGTATTTTTATAATTCTCTGAAATAATTATTGGCATTTTATAATCCCCCTTGTGTAATTGTGTTGTCACCTCCTGCAGAACTTGCAGGTGCTTCCATGTCATCTCTTCTAGTTCTTCTTGCTTGATTGCGAAGTGCAGCAATAGATTCCTTGTATCTTGATTCATATACACCTATTGCTTCATAATTTTTCATATATAATAGAGCTTCTATCATGGATGCATTATATAAGGAATTATAACAAAACTCTGAAAAGTAATTTGTAGGAGTTGCAGTAGTAAGAGTAGTAGGTCTAGAGGTGTGAGCAACAATACCATCTACAGTAGATACTGGGGTAGGAGCAATAACTATAGTTCCATTAGTTCTTCTTGCATAATATTTAGGTGTTCCTGTACTTACACTAACAGACCAATAGTCATTAATAAATTCATCTGTACGTTGAACTAAATTTATTCTTGTTCCATTATTATTTATATTTATATTTTTAACTACTCTTGTTCCTGCAGGAAGATTAATTGTATTAGTACCTACTGGAATAGCTACAGATGTATAGGTAACTAAGCCATAGTCATCTAAGTCTGTAGTTAGTCTTAACTCTGCCTTATTAACCATTCGAGGTATAGCAGTAGCAAATTCAGAGTTATCATTCTCTGTACTCTCTATAAGGTCATCTACTAGGTAAGTATAATTAGCCATAGAAAACTGTCACAGTACTACCTGAAGTGGGTGCAGATACTTTAACAGGTCCTATCATACGTACTCCATTATCAGGTACATAAATATCTCCTGCATCTACATTAGTAGTTCCAACCCATTTTATATTACTTCCTGAAGTACTTCCATTTTCATCTGTTTCACTTCCTGTCATAAGGAATGTTCCAACACCACTATAGTAAATACTTCTTATTCTTGTATCTGCAACTGTCACACTTGAGAGAGTATCTAATACTGCTCCATTTCCTGTGACTGCTCCTGTTCTTATATTAGTTGTCATTTAATTCTCCTTGATATACTTATTATACAAAAAAATAGGGAAGGATGCAAAATATATCCCTCCCTTTTTTCTAAGTTAATAACTTATAGTTATCTATTAGGATGAGCCTGAAGCTCCATAGTAACTTCTCCAGTCAGAAAATCCAAAGCTATATCTTTCTCTAGCTTTAAATCTTACATTACCTGTATCAAAGTCTGGTTCCATCTTAGTCTGCAGTGGTGAACGTACAAACATTTTAGCTCCATTAGGACAATCAGTTTTTAAGAACCATGCATTAGTATCGGTAAATCTTCTATTTACATAGAATCCACCCGGAACCATGCCCTGATTTCTGATTGAGTTAATGTCGTTAACATTTGTTGCACCATTTGCAGCAGTATTTGGATTAACTCCAATAGTAGTTGACATAGTACTGTTCAGAAGCTGGTCTGCAGTAAATGCCAAGTCTGAAGGTATATGTAATGACTTAGTCTGAAGACCTATCAATATACCTCTATCATCTTTTGCTTTAGATATAGTAATCAATGCAGATTCTAAAGAAGCTTCTGACAAGTCAGTTGCACCTAAAGTATTTGATTGACTTCCATCACCTATAGTTGGATGTGCTGCAGAGAATAATTGCTGCCCATCTCCACCTGCAAAAGATGCATTAAAACCATTATTATATACGTCTGCAGCTTTAACTTGCTTAGTATTAGCCATTGCTCTTGCTAATCCTTTTGCTCTTAACTTTGCAAATGTATCGTAAAGGTTATCTTCCATTGCTTCTTCAGTAATTGCAAAAGCCAGTGCAACTGTCTCATGCGTATACCTTGAAGTAAAGGACTCTTGAGCATCATCAAAGGAAACTGCAGCACCTTCTGCTTTAATAGGTGCAGTGCCAAATCCTGTAAATAATACTTCTTCTTCAAATGCTCTATCTGAGTTTTCAGTCTCAAACAAAGATTTATGCTCATCAGATACTTCTCCATACTCCATGCCAAAAACAGCATTAAGTCCGGGAAGAAGTTCTTTAGAGATACTTGCTCTATTTATAGCCATAGTTTAATCTCCCCTTATCCGTTTAGATGATATGCAGTTATAGTGGTAGGAATAGTAACAATTGTAGTTAAAAAGTTGTCTGTATGCTGTACTAATCTAGCATTTATTTTTAAAAATGCTCTCTCAGTTGCTGAACCAACTTGATTACCCGGTTCGTTTACAGAATCTAATGTACGTACCATTGCGATTCCTGAAGTTCTAGTTGAAGCATCTACACTATGTCCAGATTTACCTGTAAATGTAGACCCTGCTCCTAGAACCACTCCAAAGTTCTTCGTGCCAAACAAGTCTCCTGCAGAAACAGACGCATCTGCCTGTACCTCGTATACCTGATTGGGGTCATCACATACTATTCCATAGGCATCAGTAACTGATGTACCTGAAGGAAAGTATGGTTTGAATTTTTGCTAGCCATTCTCAACATATCTGCAACCCATGAATACA